TCGTCAGCAGTTTTTCGTTGTCGGTGATGCTCCGTCTAACGCGCATGTTGCTCGCCTCCAGTGCATCCACGGTGCTTTTGATAGATTGTATGGAACTTGGTATTTTCATGGCGGTTTGTTGAATGTCCGAAAATGCCACATTGAGAAGTCCACTCTCCTCGAGTACCTGCTCGGCATAGGGTTCAAGCACATCCGAAAGGGCAATGTCTTCAGAGAGAGTTTTGGCAATGCCCTCCACCGAATAGATGGACTTGATTAAGAGAACCCACATGGTCGAAAGACGGAACGGTCTGTCCTCCTCCATGGCCTTCAATTCTTCTACATCTAATTTATCTAAATCTACCGACTCTACGTAATTCAGGAACAACTTGATGAATGACTTCACCGACGCACGATCGCCCGTGGGAATGATAATGTTCAATTCAATCATCATCGTGTAGATCTTGTCGAGATCCTTTTTATATACAGCTTCGAGGAGTAGATACAAATTCTTTTTATACATGGGGTCAATCTTCATCATTAGACCGAAGTCGTAATATACAATTTGACCCTGTGGGTTCAGTGCCAGGTTGCCGGGATGAGGGTCCGCGTGGAACAACCCATTTTCCAGAACCTGCATGAACTGACTGCGAACCACGAAGAACGCAATCTGGTCGAGGTCGGCATTCAACTTGTTCAGCTCCTCAATATTTACAATTTTTACACCAGGCTCGTAGGCCATCACCAAGACCCGCTTCGAGGATATTTCGGGGAACACATCTGGAACCTTGACCCAGTCGCTGTTCTTGAAAAGTTCCTTGAACTCAATCATGCTCTGTGCCTCCTTTTCATAGTCAATCTCTTCAAGGATCAGGGGCTTCCACTCGTCCAATATGTCCATGAACTCCATATAGTTCGAGTCACGGGTGAAAAAATAACCTATCTTTGAGATCTGTTTGATTATGTCAATGTCATCAATGATTCCTTGCTCTATCCCCGGTCGCTGCACCTTAACGACCACCTCGGTTCCATCTTTGGCAATGGCTCGGTGACACTGCCCCAACGAAGCCGACGCCATCGGTCGGGTGTCAAAATACCCAAATGTGTCGCGCACGTAATCTTCGCCCACCACACTCAAAACATCTTGGAAAGGAGGGACTTCGTTCTGTAGACTGGAAAATTCTTCAATGACCTCGGCGGACAAAATGTCATTTCGCGTGCTAATCAATTGCCCCAACTTAACAAAGGTCGGTCCCAGATCCACCAACTCGCCGGTCACCCATCTGGCTATGCGTCTGTTGTCTTCTGGAGTCTTCCTCGATCTGAGTAATTTCAAGTTTAATTTTGCACCAAATGTTCCCAATTTCTGTATCCTGTGTATTGGTTGTTTCATCTACTAATTAAAGATATTATTAATTCTTTAAGAAAGATGCTTGTGCAGTGCGGTCAACCCTATAGAATCATCAGTGACGGAAACAAGACACGACTCATCATCCCTGGATGCAATAAACCCTTTACAAAGGAAGTTGGATTCGGTCACAAACTAAGGGGTCTTCAGATTAACGCGTGGAGGAACATGGATAATGAAAAGGATCTAGAGTACACGATGCTCACCTACTCGGGTAAACCTATCAGTACGTCGTTGTGTTCAAGGGTTCAAACCATGGTCGAAGATGAATTTGATTTTGATTCATGTTCGGTGGACATGAATGAAGGATCTGATGTTTACTTCAGTCATTACAGGGATAAGGAGACTAGGGTATGGGTGAAACTTCGCGACTACCCAAATCTCATGAGCGACCTAAGTATGATATTTGTGTCACTGGGGGTCAATGTGATTTCGGCAAGTATCACCACACAAAATGGGTTTGCACTCGATACGTTTCGCGTGGAAAAGGACGGTAAACGTATAAGTGATGACCTCGAGGAAGAAATCCGGGTCCTGGTTAAACTTCTTGAAGTTCAAGGTTATACTTGATGGCAATGGAATCTAGCAGATCTTCCCACATAGTATTTACATTTCCCTCAATGGGGAGAGCCAAACTCATAGGCGCTGGAAGTTTGTAACATTCTTCTAGAATCTTCCACTGTCTATTCTCCATCACCGCGTCATATTTCATAGAGATGTGATCGTTGTATCGTTTCATTCTATATATCCTATGATGAATCTCATTTTGTCTCACGGCCAAACTCTCGGGAGTGTGGATCTGGACTTCGATCAGATAGTTCAATGTAACGTGGACGCCGTCATAAGGAATGACAGTTGGACGGTGATCTTGAATGGAATACCTTACACCTTCAGGAATCGTGCTGATGACGTGATTAATATTTGGTATCTTTCCAACCACCCACGTGTATCTTATGGCATCGTTGACCGTACTTTTTGCCTGAATTGAACTGCGTCCTTTATAAAATGGACCCAATAATATACCACCGAGTGCATAGCTCATACTATTACTTATTACGATTCTTTTCTTTAATGTCATCATCTAATCGCTTTTCAAGTTCCTTGCGAATTTTCCTGTAGTGCCACCAATTGAGAGTGCAGTAGATAGTCACACCTGCAGTAACGGCTGATGTGGTCGCACTAAATAAATCTGATCTTGGTGGAATTCGTTTGGGTCTGAAAGCAACGGGCGGTCTCAATGTAACACGCATTTAATGATAAGGTGCGCTTTTTCTTTAATGGAAAAGTTTTTGAAAAACATTGCCAAGAATATTTTTAATGAACTTGGACCTTGTCATCTGGAAAATGTCTATCAACGAGCATTCATGGTGGAACTGGATGAAAAACAGATGCCATACAGTCACGAAGTCAACATTCCGGTCTACTACAAAAAGAACATCGTGGGTGTCATTCGTGCCGACATCATCATTGACGGCAAGTGGGTGATTGAATTGAAGGCATGCCCGTCCATCAAACCTGAACACGTCATTCAAACCATGCACTACATGGAACGTGTCAAAGCCATCGAGGGGTATGTGATCAATTTTCCAAATAAACCTGGTGCCGAAGGTCCTGAAGTTAAAAAATTATTACTTTCCTGAAAAGATAAATTGCAGCGAGGGTGAAGATGAGCACCGAGTAGAACAACGAGGTGTAAGCCCACGAGCGCCACCGCTTTGCCATAGGAACTTCACTCTCGATAGAATCAATATAGTCCAAGAAATCGCGGTAGGTCTTGAACCCTATGAACGCCGCGATCATCATTCCCGTGAACCCAATCATTCGCACCACCGGTGCCATGAGTTCAAACTTCTCTGAGAACCCGATAAGTGCAATCGAGGCTGTCATAGAAATTAGCATGTTTCGGAACATCGAAGCGAATCCGTTGTAAACCGCCTGAGGGTCCATTTACTATCTACCGAGATATTCATTTTCGAGATTCTTGAGGGCGCGGAACTGGGCATAGGCTCTCTTGGTGGGTTCGGCGTTGATGCCAAACTCCCTGCGCGAGTTCATGTAGTTGGTTCGTGCCTTGCTCACATTCCACATGTACCACTCCTTGTTCTTGTGTGTGTTCTTATATTTTTGGTAAGTTTCACGGTTCAAGTTTGGACTTCCAATCATATTGTTTAACAAAGCCTCACCCTTTTGTTGCGCGGTTTGTGGAGGACGAACATCATATCCTCTAGTCTTTAGTTGTTCCACACATTCCATATTTGATTCCATCCTCTCGAACCAATTTTCGTTCATCATCTGGGGTTCAATCGGAGACGAGTTGGACGTTGGCGTCCTCGGTCTGGGCGTTGGGGTCGGGGTCGGCATGGGCGAAGGTGTCTGACGCAGTCCGAGATTTGATTCAACTGAACTGATGTTGTCGTTGAATTCGGCAGCCACCTCGGCTTCAAACTCGGCTTCCAGTGCCGCCTGCTCGGACCGCTTCTTTTCGGCAATCCGACGAACCGCCGGACGAATGAGTCGACGTGCCTTTGCCTGCTCACGAGCCTGTGCGCGATTCTTGTTTGCCTTGGCCATGGCCAAAAGTTTCTCGCACAGAACTTCGCGCTTCAACTTGTCTGCGCCGGGAATGCCACGTCTCGCTGCGATCACTCTAAGTTGTTTTGTGGTGTAGCCCTTCTTGGTGGTATCTTCGCAACGAATGTCATTCAACTTGAGTTTGTTGGTTCCGTCTTTGCCCTTGTATACGTTGAGTCGGACGCGTCCCACCTTCTCGATGTTCTCCTTGGCAGCCACGATCTTTTTGGCTTTCTTGACCTTGGCGCCGGCAATGTTGGTGGTGACCAGGACATTAGGATTATCCTTCTTCATGATGGCATACCAGTTCTGAATGGTGCGAATCATGAGCAGGAGCTTGGTGAGACTGTCGGCACCCTGAAGGCGGATGTAGCCCTTCTTCCATGCCACATAGGAACCACCACGCTTCTTGTCCTTGCCCTTTTGCTCAGGGAACTTCAAGTAGATGTTATCAGGAAATTTGGGAACTTTTCCTCCCATTTCTTTCAATTCCTTCATGAAGTTATTGTTCTTGTTCCCGTACTCGTATTCGAAATCGGGAATGAACTGAGTCACACTGTTGGGAATATTTTTTGAGTTCTTGACTATCTTTTTGAGTGACTTATAGATCTCATTTCCATTGGCGGTGGCAACGAAAGGATCCACGATGATCTGGTTGACGAAAAAATCGGCATTGAAATTGGTGATTGTGAAATCTTCAAGTACGCGCTTCTCGGTGGGTACAAACTTTTTCATAAAGTCCTCCATAGTGTCCAGTGCCTTGCCGAAAATCTTCCTTCCGTCCAAATTATTCAGAGGAACTTCGATCGGATTCTTTTCATAGCCACCATTCATGAGCATGCCCGTGCGGAAGATCTGAATGTTATAGTCTCCAAGGTTGACATCGATGCGCCGAACGATCTTGAAAAGATTCTTATTGAGGCGGTTCTGTTGTTCCTTGGTCTTGATGTCCACCAAGGGGCGGAAGCGGTCACCTCGAATCACGACGCGAGTCACTCCCTTGGGAAACGGTTTCTTTGCAAATTCATAGGCAAGATCTGAAAATTGTCGCAAACTCAGTTCCTTCTGAAAGCTTACTTTGAGTCCGAACAGCGATGGGCGCAGCGGTGAGAACTTGACGTCTGTATTCTTGGGCTCAGGGAAAACTCTGTTCACCGCACTCAAATTGATGTTCATTAACCCGATGTCCTCGATGCGCACGTTCCTTCTTACGGGTTTCTTTGGCGCATTCTTGTTCTTGGGAATAAGGTTGAAGCGCTTGGTCTTCGTGTTGAAGACCCACTTCTCGTCGCGGGGTGCCACAATCCTCTGGACAATGTTGCCCGTCTCTGGATTGGTGAGCAAGATGCGATTACTCGGCAGACCGAGATTGGATCCCGGAGTCCGCGGAGTAACGTTAACGTAACGGTTAGATGACATAAGCCGTTCTTACTAAAGGTCAATGTTTTTTCTTAATCATCATCTTGGGTCATTGTGACACCATAAACGATCTCCTGATCTTTCTTGACCGCTCCCATCCATTCCATGGTACCGATGCCAATCCTGAGTTTCCATTGACTGAATGGACCCTCGTAGAGTTCCGTCTTCCACTGACGCGGTCGCGTACCCATACTTGAACAGTACTCACGATACTTGTGCCTGAACCAGTGAAGGGGCATCTGCTTATCCTCTCCGTACTTCAACTGAGTGGTCTTCATGAAGCCGACCAATGAGTGCAACTGACCCTCGATCTCCTCGCGCCAGACCAGAAACTGTTTGGGCACCACTTTCCAAATGAGTTTGTCACCATATTCGCGAACTGCCTCGGTGTAAGCCCAGATGCACTTCTGCAAGATCGATCCAATCTCACCGGCCAACTTCTCGCCGAGCCTGGCATCTCCATCAGACACCTGACGACCGAACTTGAAGAGCAGCAGACGACGAAGGATGGAGCCACTGTTGTCTGAAAACCCAGGAGTTTCGTTACCTGCCAAAATTCCAGGGACATCCCATTGAATGGTCACGGCATTCTTGTTCTTTCTGGCAATCTGAATCTCTTCTCCCGAAACCAAACTCTGGAACTCAGCCTGATCGATCCGGAAATCATGTTTGATCTCTGGACCTATGAATAGGTTAGCCTGGTATATGGAAGAAAGTCCAAACTTCTCTTCAATGTTGTTGGCCATCACAGAGATGTCAGAAGCTTCATAGAACAACTTGGTGACGTAGTTTAACAACGTAGACTTGCCACTTTGGGCGATACCCTTGCAAAACGGAATGACCTGCCAGCTATCTGCTTCGTTCAGAGTAAAGGTCAGGCGACCAAGCATAATGTACATCCATCGCTTCACGTCCTCGTTCCACCCCTGATAGTCCATAATCGAATCCAAAAAAGGTGTTGGGATCTCTTTCCAACTATCGGCGTTCGTATGGTCATCAAAGTCTTGATCAAAGTACTTCGATGTCACCATATGTCTGTCAAGTTTAGAAAACTCGTTAGTGCCGTAATAGTAAAACTTGTTCCCTTCAAGATCCCCAACGAACACTCCATTTCGAAATGACCAGGCGTGGCGGTTCTTCTTCAACTCAGGCAACTGTACATCATTGCATTCCTCCAGGTGAATCGCAACATCCTTGGGCATCGTGGCTTTCTTGGTGATGAGTTTCCAGCGCTCAGGCGAAGAATTCTTTTCACTTAGATGATGGATCTTTTCCTTGATCGTGCAGATCGGTTTCCAAGCCATGGTGCGATACCCCTTTTCCGTGATCACCTCTTCGCAGATCATGTCCTTGGACTTGCGAAGTTTTTGGCGTTCCAGTTCATCCAGAAGATTCAAGATGATAACCTGATAAGGATTTAGATCCTCTGAATTCTCTATGGTCCTGCTCGTCTCTCCGTCGGCAAGCATAGGTTGCATCAGTGTTTCCTGGAGTGCATGCAGCTGACATACGTACTTGTAGACCTTGTCGATCGTGTTCCTGATGATTCGGATGTCCATGCTTGCTTCATCGGCCATGTCCTTGGCATCTGTATGAAACCGCGACTCTACGGCACTCATACCAATCATGTGCTGAGTGTAGGTACCAAGAACCTTTTTATGAAAGTCGTTACCGACGTCATCCAGAAATCCATTGTCATTGACTTCGATACTAAAAATGTACTTTGTAAGACTTCTCAGATCACCACCTCTAAGGTCATCTAGACCTTGTTTGATGTCTGTGATGTGAGCCGCAAGATCTTCGATCTTTTTGTCCTGAACGTGGTTGACCATTCGAAGAACGGTCTCCCTTGTATCTGTCATCTTAACTATATAACTAAGGACTCATTTTTTTAAATCCCCAAGGGACTTGAGAATTTTCACCATGATCTTGTTGTGAATTTCAAGTTGCTGACGGATCCCCACCAGAGTGCTACACACGGTGTCGCCGTCGACGGTCTCCAGGGCATTCACCAGGATAGCCCCCAGGTCAACATCCTCGGTCTCATCTTCATCCTCGAGAAACTGGGAGAAGTCTGGCATCTCGGTCTCGGACACCTCGGTCTCGGACATATCGGATTCCTCGCGCTCGCTGTCGGTCATTTTTGATTACCCATATTTTTTCTTTCTTAAAAGGGCGCGTGCATCAGGCGGTTGAAAAAATTTTCTTGCCTATTATTACTAAAGCAAACTATGGCGGGAGGACTTATGCAATTGGTCGCATATGGAGCGCAGGATGTATACTTGACTGGAAGCCCTAAGGTGACTTTCTTCCAGGCGGTGTACAAGCGCCACACTAACTTCGCGATGGAGACGATCGAGCAGGTCGTGAACGGTTCGGCGGGTAACAACGCCCGTCTGTCCGTGACGGTTGCCCGCAACGGTGATCTCATCGGTGAGATGTACATGGAGATGGTCTCGAATGTTAGCGATTATCTCTCAGCGCCTGGAACAGCGTCTGCCGAGTGGCTTGCCGAGCGTGCCATTGCCGATATCGAGCTGACCATCGGTGGTCAGCGCATCGACAAGCACTACCAGAAATGGTGGCGCCTGTACTCAGAGCTTTACCTCGATGAGGCGAAGCGCGTGCAGTACGGTAAGATGACCTCGGCGTCTCTTGGCAGCGGCAAGGTGTACCTGCCCCTGATCTTCTTCTTCAACCGCAACCCAGGGCTTTACCTCCCTCTCATCGCGCTCCAGTACCATGAAGTGCGACTGGACATTACGCTGAGCAGTTTGTTCACGACCTACCTGACCACCTCCGGCCTTAAGGTGTGGGGTAACTACGTGTACCTGGATACCGAGGAGCGCCGCCGGTTCGCCCAGAAGGGTCACGAGTACCTGATCGAGCAGGTGCAGCACACTGGTGTGGACACCGTGACCGCCGCCGGGACCAAGCAGGTGCGCCTGTCCTACAACCACCCCGTCAAGGAGCTTGTCTGGTGCTTCTCCGGGACCGGGACCACCGCCACCGATGAGGATATGTGGGATACCACTTCCAACGTCGGTTTTACTGAGGTTTCCACCCTCCCCGTGTCTGCCGCCGGTGCCAACTGCTATGTCTCCCCTAATGTGTGTGGCGCCCCTATGATTCTCCAGGACGGTGTCAACTCCAACGTGTGGATTGAGGATGGTGCCGTGGGTGCCATCACCTCTGTCGGTCCTCTGTCGACCTTCAAGCTGATCCTCAACGGTCAGGACCGGTTCAAGGAGCAGACCGGTAAGTACTTCAACCAGGTGCAGCCCTTCTACCACCACAGCGGTAACCCGTACCCGGGTATCTACTCTTACTCCTTCGCGCTCAAGCCCGAGGAGCACCAGCCCACCGGTACCTGCAACTTCTCGCGCATTGATAACGCGCAGGTCGAGGTTGTGCAGAAGGCCGACACCAATCGCACCACCAACATGCACATGTTCGCCGTGAACTACAACGTGCTCCGGATCCAGAGCGGCATGGGTGGCCTCGCCTTCAGCAACTAAGTTAATATACTCATTTGTTAGGGAGTTTTTGAACCCTAGATAATGATTATAACGTTCCAACTTTTTTAAATATGCACGTGTCGCGAATCACTACATAGATGAAATAACCATAGAATGCTAAAAACCCCACGGCAATTATTATGCCAATATAAACCATTTAAATTATGCCATTATAATAAATGGGTGTTACTGTGGATCGCAATTTTGATTTTAGGGATTACGGTATGACTTTGAAGGCCACATGGGCTTCTACTGGTTTGAACACGCCCACTATCTCAAAAAGGCAGGTGGGGACCGTTTCTGCAACCCTTGAAAATCCTGAACCGGAAAACATTGGTGAACCCATCTACAGGTACACACTCTCGTGCAGATTCAACTATTGGTTGGACGAACAAGCGAGGAAGGATGGAAAGGCGTCCCTTGGATCGTGGAATACTTTAATCGAGTATGACGAGGTGCCTACTGGAAATCTTTATGAACTTCTCTACGCCAAGTTCAAATTGTCTCACGGATATCCCGATCCGGACGCTCCAGTCGATGCCGCTTAAAGAATTGGTTAGTTAACCAATCAGAAATGAGTTTCGACCATATCACAGACAAATATTCACGCGCCCTATTGTTAGATGTCTATCAGGCAATGTTCAAGGCCAATTTGTGGGACGCCCTGATTGCACACGGCGACAAGACGGGGTTTCAGTACACGGATACCGCCAAACCTCTTCTTAGTCACATGAAACTACTGGATCTACATTCGGGAAGTTCCATGGCGTGGGTGATGTCCCATATGAAAAAGATCTCAAAAATGGGGTATGTGGAATATGTTAAAGATTTCATGAGACTTCAATCTTAGTAATGAATGATGAGTTCAAGCGCTTATGGGCAATACTCGTATGCCAAATATGGGCAAAATATCACCTTGGACGAACCAGACCACAACAGACCTGGTCTCGTCCAACGGAAGAAGAACTCAACCCCGGATACCTATTCGGACACTATCTCATGGTCGAACCAGATGAATTTAGAACGTGGCTCGACTATCAGCGTTGGGGTGAGAATAAGGAACTTACTGACCACCAGTGTTCTTTTTTTGAATACATTAAGGAAATGGTTGATGAGATCTACCCCGATGCCGATAGAACAGACTTGGGAATGGCTCTCATTTATGGAGAGGGGACTCGCGACGACGTAGCGACGATCTTGAATATGATGCCCACAACGTTTGTTAAAGAATAATTTGTTATAATAGATTAGAAATGGACTTCGAAGAATTCCACGTAAGGGACGTTCAGAAACTCTTGCGTGAAATCATTCTCCCGCGACTTTGTGACCTCGAACAGGAAGTTCAACTTTTGCGCAAGACCACCTGGCCAGTGTGCCAAGCCATGCGCGAACACTATTGTTTTAAAATTGATGAAAATGCAAACATTTCACGTCAGTTGAAGGCACTGGTGGACCCAGAAGAATATAGTAGAATTGTTCACATCAAAGAAGAATTCAAACATCGGTACTGCGATAAAATTCGCAACTCATTGTAAGGATGCCATCCTTCGGGGACATTGTGTGTGTTTTGGATCTCGCGTGCCGAAAAAGTATAGGCAAATCGATGCCAGACCAGTTGTTATCTAAAATTGTTCGAACAGCGCGGCAGCGACCAAGGCGCTACGTCCCACCCAAAGAAATACCAATAGAAGCCCCACTAAGAAAGAGACATACAAAGGCGATAGTGAAAAAGAAAGATAAGGGACCGATAAGAAAATGGAAGTTGAAGGGTGAAAGAAGAAGAAGGGGGAGATTTTAATAGATGATAATAGAAAGATGAGTGCACTTATTGTTCCAGCGGCACTGATATTTGCTCTAAATGTAATAACAACACAACCTACTGCGCAGACAAATGACCCAACTATGAAAGCACTTAAGTTGGGTAAGATTCAAGCCAAACGCAAACGGAAGCCAAATGTTATTAAATTTACACCAAAAACACCGAAGACGCTTACTCGCCCTTCTTCACGGCCTCGGTCTCTTCTTCGGCAGTAGCGACCCTGAGAGGGGTCATCAGAACATCGTCAAAGTTCTCGTTGCGATCCTTGGCATCGGCAAGTTTGGCATCAATAAGCGAACGATACTCCTTGGCATCCAGGTTGGACACCATGGGCGCAAGGAGATAGAAAAGGGCAGCAAAGACTGCCGTGTGGACCACAAGTCCGGCGGGGGTCGGTGACCCGTTCATGGCGATCTTGAAGAAACGCCCGAGCAAACTCTCGACCAGTTTGTAGGTGGCGGGGTTAGACACCACGTAGAACAGGACGGCAGCAAGCATAACTCGCGTAATCATAATCATTTGTAATTACTTACTATTAAAATTTACTTGTAGTACATACCCTCGCGACCCATGACCTCGGCGGCGATCGCCTTCTCGGCCTTGACGACATCCACGGCGACATCCTCGGCGGCATCGAGCAGACCCTCACCGGCCTTCTCGGCCTCCTCGGCGACCACGACCACGGCCGGGCGCTTGAGCATCATGAGACCATAGGAAAGGAGACCGAAGACCACGGCGTGCAGAAGCAGACCGGCTGATGACGGACATCCGGTGGTGGCGTTGGCAACCTTGAAAAGGCGACCGAAGATCATCTGGACCAGACGGTAGGTGGCGGGGTTCGCCACGATGAGGAACAGGAGGGCGGCCTGGATGGAAGCCATCACCTTGGGATCACGAAGAAGCATATCGAACATCATTATACTTTTACAACAGAAGTTTTTTCAGGGAATCTGAGAACCCCTCCATGTTGTCCTCGCGAAGCTGCTTCATCAAGTTGTCCACAATGAGACGACACTCGGTGGCCAGCTTATTTCCCATCAGCGCCTGCTCGTCCAACTTATCCTTTAAGTCATTGAACTTCTCAAGAGCGTCCTCCTTGCGATCCGGGACCAAGGCATCCGGAAAGATCCTGGCCACTGGGATTGCAAGAAGTTCCTTGCACCTAGGAGTGAAGTCGGGACGAAGACCCTCCTGGGTACGACGCCAGATGAAAATAGCAGCAATAATAGCAACAACAACAAACATCCACGTGGGAACCTTCATCTTTTACTTATTGGTCACAAAATTTTCGTCTGAACAAACGTCTTAAAGAAATGAAAACAATGGTAAGTACGAAAAACAAACATGGCTTCTTCTGTTATCAAGTTCTCCGATCTCTCGCTCTCCGACGTGACCTTCTCTGACATTCGCAAGAATGCCAACAACGGCAAGACCATCTACCTCAATGGTCGTGGTGGTTCTAAACTCTTTATTCAGCTCCCCAAGATGAAGGTCCCCTTTGGTCTTGGTGTCTTTGAGGACGCTAACGGAAAGGTCAGCTACAACCTGCCTATGGCTGCTGACGATCCATCCTTCGTTGATTTTCTCAAGAAGTTTGATGACTTGGTGGTGACCAAGGTCGTTGAGAATGCTGAGACATATCTCGGAAAGGCTATGAACGAGACTGTGGTGCGCGAGGCACTCTACACTGCACTCTTCAAGCCTCCGGCTGATGAGAAGTATTCTCCTATCTTCAAGACCAAGGTATTGGCTAACCAGGATGGAACCTTTGTTCCTCAGGTTTTTACCACCGACCGCCAGCCCTTTGATCTCAACAAGATTGAGAAGGGTCAGTACGCAACTGCGATCGTACACATCGCAAGCATCTGGTTTGTGGGAACCAAGTTTGGTGTCACGATTCGCCTCCAGCAACTGAGAGTTACGCCTTCTCAGAAGCTCACCGAGTACGCCTTTGTCGATGATGACGATGATGTTGACGAGGATGATGGGAGCTTCGATGAATCCGAGTAAAATCACAAAGTAAAAAATGAAATGAACTAGTAGAATGGAATACAACTGTGGAAAGTTCCTGAATCAATACGTGGAACGCAGTGATATTCAAGCTTCCTACAACCATCAAGGCTCCAAGGCCATGGTTATAGTGGAGACGCGGTGTGGTTACTGGCTTCCTTTGGTCATAAAGAATGCCCTGGATCGACTTCCAGGGTGGAATCTATATGTCGTGGGACCCAAGAAGATTATTGAATTTGTAAAAGAACATGTAGGAGGAACGTTTATTCCAATAGTATTGGATGTAGAACAGATGAACATCGCCATGTACAATTATTTGCTTATGGATACGTCTTTCTGGAAAAAGTTTCGCGAAGACCACATCCTGATATTTCAGATGGACTGCCTACTTCTCAGGGAACCAAGTGATGACATGCTCGAATGGGACTATATTGGACCATTGTGCGGAACTTTAAGTGAATCCGAGTTCATCATGAATGGTGGTCTATCACTTCGTAGAAAGGGCGCCATGATCAAGGCGTGCGAAACATTTACAGACGAAGAACGAAAACTTCCAGAGGACGTGGCGTTCACCAAGTGCATGAGACGCCAGAAGGATTTCAAATTACCCACCATGAATATTTGTTTCAAGTTTGGAATAGAGACGCTAGGCGACATTGACACTGCAGTGGGGATTCATGGGACAGACAAATATTATGGAGTTGGAACTGGTATGTATGAAAAATTATTTACTAATGATAAGTAAAGGATGCCTGCCTGCTTTCCTAACATGCAACCCCTGGTGATTGATCACAATCCCTTTGTTTATGTCAAGCCCGACGAAGCCTACAAGCAGTTCGCCGCAAGTCACGTGACCCCGGATACTGGATTTATGTGCAACACTTACACCAACCGCCCCACCCAGCTCCTCGCCAGGGCGCCAGGAGGGACCGCCGTGCGTTCAAGTGACCCGGTGACCAAGGTGTACCTCTATTCCATCCAGCGTCCGTGAAATCGCTCTTAAAGATTTCAACCTTAGTATTAGCAAGATGAAGATCCAGAAGCGCGATGGATCATTTGTTGTCATGAAGTTTGATAAGATTACTCAACGCCTCAAGAACTTAATGACTACAGAAATGAAGAGAGCTATCGATGTAGAACTCATTAGCCAAAAGGTTATCGATAGCTTGTATGACGGGATCCAGTCGACCGAAATTGATGCCCTTGTCGCCGAAACAGCCGTAGGAATGTCCACCATTCAAACTGAATATGAAGACTTGGCGGCCAGGGTGGTGGCTAGCAGCATCCGAAAGCAGATCCCCATGACCTTTTCAGATGCCATGTGGAAGTTGAGGGAAGCCGAGATCATCAGTGAAGACTTGTGGAACTCCATCGAAACCATCGGAAGGTCCACGGTCAATGAAGCCATTGTTCACGCCAGGGATATGCAAATCAACTTTTTCGGTTTGAAGACATTGGAAAAATCCTACCTCCAGCGACTTGATGGAAAACTCATGGAGAGTCCTCAGTACCTTTGGATGCGCGTATCTCTGGGTATTCATGGGGACGACTGGGAGAGGACCAAGGAGACCTACGAGATGATGTCACAGGGCTACTTCACCCACGCAACACCCACCTTGTTCAATGCCGGGACCCCAAAGCCCCAGATGAGTTCGTGCTTCTTAGTAGCCATGAAGGATGACAGCATCGATGGAATCTACAAGACAGCCCACGAGTGTGCCCAGATCAGCAAATGGGCAGGTGGAATCGGAATGCACATCCACAATGTACGTGGGGATGGATCACACATCAAGGGAACCAATGGAACCTCTAGCGGTATCATCCCGATGCTCCGGGTCTTCAATGCCACCGCACGGTATGTCAACCAAGCCGGACGGAGGAAGGGGTCCATCGCAGTTTATATTGAACCTTGGCACTCGGACATCGAGGCGTTTCTGGATCTGAGACTTAACCAAGGTGACGAAGAGGCGAGGTGCAGGGATCTTTTTTCAGCTCTGTGGATTCCAGACTTGTTTATGGAGAGGGTTCAGGATGGTGGCAAGTGGTCTTTGTTTTCGCCCGATGACACCAAGGATCTTCCGGAACTTTATGGAGATGCCTTCAAGGAAGCCTATGAACGCTATGAGCAAGAAGGAAAGGCAGTGAAGACTATGGATGCCCACACTCTCTGGCAGAGGATTCTTCGTAGCCAGGTGGAGACCGGAACTCCTTACATGCTTTTCAAGGATCCGTGCAATGAAAAGAGTAATCAAAAGAATTTGGGGACCATTAAGTGTTCCAACTTGTGTACCGAAATCGTGGAATATACAGACAAGGATGAAACTGCAGTGTGCAATCTTGCTTCCATCGCACTTCCAAAGTTTGTTAACCCAAAGACCAAGAAGTTCAATTATCAGTCACTGATTGACGTGTCTCGGACGGTCACGCGCAACCTGAACAAGGTCATCGACCGAAACTTCTATCCCACTGAACCCGCGCGAAAGTCCAACATGCGCCACCGACCCATCGGCATCGGGGTGCAAGGTCTGGCCGACACCTATATCCTAATGGATATGGCATTTGACTCCGAAGAGGCTCGAGAGTTGAACCACAAGATCTTCGAGGCAATCTACTATGGATCGGTCACGGAAAGTATGGAGGAAGCCAAGAAATATGGTGCCTATGAGACATTCGAAGGGTCACCTGCATCCAAAGGGATTCTTCAGTTTGACATGTGGGAACCTTCCAAGTATCCACTGAACCAGAACTGGGACGAACTGAAGGAGAAGGTCAAGAAACATGGAATGCGAAACAGTTTGCTTTTGGCACCGATGCCCACTGCGTCTACTTCGCAGATTCTTGGGAATAATGAGTGCATCGAGCCATATACCAGCAACATGTATCTCCGAAGAACATTGGCGGGTGAGTTTGTGGTCATCAATAAACATTTGATTAAGGAGTTGATCTCACTGGGTATCTGGAACAACGAAACCAAGAATGCGATCATTCGTGATAATGGTTCCGTGCAAAACCTAACCATCCCCGATGAACTCAAGGCAAAGTACAAGACGGTGTGGGAAATGTCACAGAAGACGCTGATCGACCAGGCTGCCGACCGTGGGCGCTTCGTGTGTCAGTCTCAGTCTTTGAATCTATTCTTGGAAGATCCAAACACGAGTAGAATTTCATCCATGCACATGTATGCGTGGAAACAGGGACTAAAGACGGGTATGTACTATCTTAGGACGCGCCCGAAGGCAAGGGCGGTGCAATTCACCGTGGACCCGGTCGCCAAGGCGGCTTGCACAATAGAAAATAAGGACGAGTGTGTTATGTGTTCTGCTTAGACATGATGTCCTTGAATTCCTCTGAATTCTTACATTCGTCCAAAAACTTAGAGCGTCCGTCACCGTTGGGATCCATCAGTGACGCGATCATTAAATATTCAACCGAACCCTCCTTTCTGCGCTTCCACGCATAAAAGATGGCCATTGCAGTCAGACCTAGTACGATTCCAACGAATATCATTTTGTAATTCAGCAATTCAATGATGCAGAATTTATCACCGTCATCGCAGGTTTGTATAGCGAGTGTCGCGAAGAAGCTAGTGAACAGAACCGTGAAAAAGATTGCCGGAATTAAGAGCATCCATCGAATGAATACAATCTTTCCCACGCCACCCCACGCCATCAACTTGCACGTGCTCTTGGTGGACCGAAGTAGGAACATAGAGAAAAGGTCGTGAAGGGCTATCACCATGACCATGCTCATCATAAGGAAAGGTAATGCTCCGAAATACAACTTTGCATCATACTGAGCATCTGTTCTCTTTAGTCTGGTTGTTAAATAATTGAAATAATCTGTGGCAATGCTGCGATATTTACGAGGCTGATTGTCACTCATCTATTAATTATCTGATAATTTAAATTTGGGTTTGAAATTTTTGCACCTTTCCTCTAGGCTGTCCGTCTTGAAGAACAGAAACTTCTCGACGGGAATTCCAAAAAAGGTGAGGAACACAAACACAGCCATACCAAGTGATGCATAGATATAAAATTGTGTCATGTTGCTGGAACCGAAGATGAATAATCCGACTATCAGTGAGAAACCCAACGCAAGAAGGCGAATGAACCACTTTGTCCCGCGCATCATGTTTTCTTTGTCTTCACTGGCGAGGTAGTCTGGGCATCCAAATGATTTCACATAAATAAAAGGAATGAGTTCAAGTAAGAAAACATTAATAGCCAATGATGCGATACTTGCCTGTATCATCTTACTTTATGGTGAGAAAATTGCCAAGGATGGTGTAGGTTGGTGCACCACCAGAACCAGCCACGATGGCATTTATGAAATATACAAAAATTAGCGAACCTGTGACATAACCAATTATATCCTTATCTCTTTGTCCGAACACATCTCCGAACAAAAATGGACCAGCCAAATACATAGTAACACCAAATGCAATAATAGTGCCACTTATCCACGAGAAATAGGTCATGGCTCGAACAAGTTCTGAATTTCCCTTGGCGAACTCCTTGGAGTCTTGCGTCTTGAAGTACGATCCCCACAGGGTTTCAATCGCCAATATGAAAATAAATGTAATCATCACGAATAACACTGTCGGATTTAAAAGTGCAGTTTGGATCTTTTTTATAAAGTCACTTGTTTCCTTTGTGAATCCAATCAACCTTTCTTCTTGTGCTTCAAGCGCCGAGGCATCGACTGCCACTCCCGAAGCTCCTTTGATTTCAATCTTTTGACTCATCTATTATGACCTGACATTAATTTTTATTCAGGGACCGACGACGAAGCGACGAGCTCCACTGGAGCTCAGAGACCAGACAATGAACCTCTTTTTACTTTCGTGGGATCCCAAAGTTTGTGCAAGTAGGCACATCAACAAACATGTGGGCAAAATGATTTTGGAAATCACTCAGATGATGTATACGGCATGGCATATACTTCATCCGGGTGGTGATTGGATGAACCAGTGTCCACTGAACAAGAAGGGCGAACATGGCTACAAACGCATCTCTAACGTCAACCACCCCATGGCCATCTGGGTGAGGTCGGCGGAGACCAACTACATCTTTGCTGCTCGGTTGGCTATCGAGTTGGGTGAAGAGTTTGAGCGCAGGTACAAGCACCCTCACGCCAGTCTGGAGCATGCCCGGTGGCTGGCAGAGCATATTCCAGAATGTGTTCACAATGTTTCACTAAAGTCTCAGTATGGCGTTTTGAACCTAGAAGAGGACGTCGAGCCCGTTCCATTGTGCATGCCCGACACCTACCACGATCCCGACCCGGTAGTGGCCTACAACAAGTACTACGTCGGTGAGAAACTTGCGCTCGCCTAAAAGTTGTCAAAGGAAAACATGGTCTCCAACGCCGTCGCCGTGTTGATCTTCTTGATGACGCAGACCTGGTGGACCCAGTCCGGTTTCTTCCACTTGCTGATGCCCTTTGGCAGGGTGATGTGCTTTTCGCACCACTCGCGAAGATCTTTCGCCGAAAACTTATTAATCTGTTCCTTGGTCTCACACTGATCGACCGTGGTGATCTTGGGGATGAGACTCTCTAGAGGGTCACCCTTGTCACCGATCACCGGTGCCATAAGATCGTTCACTGGCTTCTTCAGCTTTTCAAAGTAGTATTTGTAATCTAATTTAACATTCTTTTCTTCCACGTAGACTGGATCCTCGGCCTTCTCGAACAATTTGTGTTTTGGATTCCCGGTGTCCGACACCAGAAAACTCACTCGTTCTCCTTGCCTCGGTTCGGAACCCGGTTGGCGTTCCCACATCTTGTCACGAACCCAGACATGGGGCAGATTCCTCTTGTTGTAGACCTTGACCTGATCTTTTTCGCTTTTTGACGCGTTATATGTTTCGTAGACCGATGGATCGGTGCCGAGGTCGGATCTGAAGCCGTCATCCTTGAGTGACCTGGTCTCCAAGAGCAACTCGTTCGGAACCTTTCCATCCAAAAGTTCCTTGCCCTTTGTCATGGCATACTCCAGTGCTGGTGCCGAGTCATTCGAATCCAGAAGGATGTCTAGAATCTGCTTACCCACCTTTCGATTGAACGGCGACTGATCCCTTCGGATGACCTGCAGACCCTTGATGTCCACCTTCTCCAGTTCCATTTCGCCCTTCTTGTTCTGCACCCACATCTTGGCTGCGTAACGCTTCTTCGAGTAGAGAATATAAGGCATATAGACCTTTTCCAATTCAAGTTCATTGGGTGGTGGAAAGATGCACATCGCCGCCGCCTTCTCTCCCAGGTTCCACGCCTCGGCGATCTTTTGTTCCGTGGTCAGTGATTCATCTAGCTTGAACTTGACCATCACCGAGTCCGTATCTCCGTAGACCACCTCAGACCCTTCAAAGTTACCTTCGACCGTCGCCTTGGTCTCTTCAATCATTTGACGTCCGCGACAGGTCACCGCAGACGCGATTGCCTTCAGACCGAGCATCCCTTTGGTCACTCCGGTGAACCCGTACACCGAGTTCATACAAATTTTATAGGCTAATTGTTTACCATTGAACACCGCTTCCAGTGGAGTTCCCTTGGTTCTCGCCATGTCCTTCTTGGCTTGACTTCGGAAGTTCTTGAGGTCGGCAAGAATCTTGGGCAACAGCGCAAATACCTTTTCGTCTTCACCCTTGCGCTTGGATACAAAGTAGTGTTTCTCGCCTTGAATCTCAAACTCTTCATACTCGTAAAAGTTCTTGTTGATGCTTGCCTTGTCAAACACGTAGGTCGAATAGCACAGGTTGTGAGCGCGCATGATCGAAGGATACAGACTGGCGAAATCTAGCGCCACGATGGGTTCGTAGTAGGCACCCTTCTTGGGTTCCAAGACCGTGGCTCCCTGAAACTTCTCCTGTTCTTCTTCATCGTCTTGATCTCGCTTGGAATATATGGTTGGAATGCAGTACTCATAACCGGTGGCCGTCTTGACCATCAGACTGAATACCTTGATCTGCTGACCCCGTTCGATGAGAAAACTCATGGGAACCCATGTGGCCTTGGCCATCTCCACCAGATTCGGAATGGTCTTTAACTTGTCCATGATCTGAATCGGAAGGATGGTATCCTTGATACAGTACTCACTGACTTCTCCAATCTCTTTGGCATCTTGGCGTCTCCATCGGTCGAAGATTTCCATAGGCGGCATATCGATCTTCTTGTCACCCAGGAGATCCTTACTGACATTGTTAAGGGAGTATGAATCCAGGTTGAGGTCACGTTTGACCAACTGCATCAGGTCAAACACGAACCGACCATTCATAGGAAGCATCTTCAACTTGTTGTCTCCCAAGGCGCTTGAAGAAAGCATTTTTTCGGTCAACTTGCTTCGACCTCGCTCATCTTTGAAACGCCCAAGGGCGGTGAATTTTTCCATGAATTTCCAATCACCTTCATAACGACGCATGATGTACTCAAAATCAAAACCCCAAACGTTCCATCCTGTGATGATGTCAAGATCCCATTCATGAACCAGTTTCTTAAAGCCCAGAAGCAAATCTTTCTCATTGTCAAAGACCAATGTCCGATCCTCTTGACACGGACCAATCGAAAGACCCTGTTGCATTAGTTCAGGACGACCATAGTCCTGACGTGTCACCGCGATCTGAAATACGAGATCTTCTTTTTTGGTTGGTTGGGGAAACGCCCCCGAGTCACTGAAACACTCAATATCAAATGATCCCGTGCGAAAGGGAGCAATGTCTTGGCGTTCAAGTGGCGTCAGTTGCTCGTGGCCATTGAGTTCAATTTCGATGTCACATGTGGTCTCGTTATACTTTGGCGAACGATCAGGTACTTCTATCCAGCCCGTGGATGAACACCCGGACATGTGAAGTACCCTCAGGACCGGATCCAAGTTGGCTTCATAGTTTTGGAATGTTGAATCATAACTGAAATGAAACTTGATCTTGTTACCCATGGATCTCATGGACTTCTTAGTATTGAATAGCATCTTGACCATAGGAACCTTGTTTCCTCCCTGAAATCCCCACAAGTTTGTGGCGCGATGCCTTTCAAATTTATAAACCGTTGGCCATTTGTAATCAGACCATTCTTTGTGCTCCTTTATGTGTTCGGGACACTCGCGACACCACATTCGATTGTGTTTGTCACAAGGCAGACGTTCTTCCTTGGCGTCCGGTCTTAGAACTTTCTCAAAAAGAAGTTTCAAAATTTTCTCGTGGGTCATGTTTGGTGAATCTTTGTCCATTTTGTAGCCAAGATAGAAGAATGGTTTGAAGGGAAACTTGACACAGACGCTTTTGCCATCTTCGGTTCGACCAAATGCATAGACCCTGAAGTGCGTTTCACCAGTTGCAGGATCCTCATAGTCATATCCTTCCCAGGTCAAGGTCTGAAATTGAACCCTGTCCATTTGGTTAATGTGGCGTAATTTTTTTAATACCCAATTGTAAAGATATGTCTGGAGCACTGGTAAATCTTGTAGCCAAGGGGGCCCAGGATGCCTTCCTCAGTGGTAAACCTGAGGTTAGTTTCTTCCAATCAATGTACAAGCGTCATACAAACTTCGCCCAGTACCCGGTGGAGTTGCAGGTGACTGGTAGCATTGCAGCGAACAGCACGGTCAGCGTGCCTATTACGCGCAAGGGCGACCTTTTGTCTTACATCTGGGCATCTTGTGATGATCTTGATGATGCTTTCGGTGTGGATGACGTGAACCCCACGATGTTCCGGCTCTATGTCGGAGGTCAGATGATTGAGGAGCATGATGCGTTCTATGCTTCGCAGCTTTACACCAAGTTCTTGACCAACAGCAGCTCCAAGGGGTTTGCCATCCGTTCTGGTTCTGAGCAAGCTACGCCCCACCAAGCGATCACCACGGGGTCCTACCTTCCTCTGCATTTCTCATGCTGTGATGAGTATGGCTGCTCGCTCCCTCTCGTGGCCCTCCAGTACCACGACGTGGAACTTCGCGTGAACTTCAACCACGGTGATGGTGGGAGTGTGAAGTTCTACGCCAACTACATTCAGCTCGATACCGAAGAGCGTGCGGCGATGGCCAACACGCCCAGGGAGATGCTGATCAACCAGGTTCAGCGCATTCAGAGCGAGAGCACCGGTCTGTTTGATCTTTCTTATTTCAACCACCCGGTGAAGGCTCTTCTGTGGGGTAATCCTCTTCTTGCGTCAGGAACTCCTACTACTTTCACTGAGGCCAAGATCACCCTCAACGGTGTGGATATGTTCGACCCCATGCCTAACGTGTACTTCTCTCACGTTCAGGCGTATCACCACAGCACCTACGGTAACGAACTTCAGGTGGGTGATGCGGATGCCGTTGGCGCCGCCGCCAATCCGGGTGCGGGCTCGTGGATGTACTCGTTTGCCCTCAAGGCCGACAAGTATCAGCCCAATGGTACTTGCAACTTCTCGCGTCTGGATAACGGACAACTTCGCCTCACCTCCTCGGCGAATGAACCGTCCAACTATTACCTGTACGCTGTCAACTACAACATTTTCAGGATCCAGAATGGGATGGGTGGTCTTGCGTTCGCCAATTAAACAGTTCAAGCTAACACTTAAAAATGGCAAAGGGAGAGCAGTCCGACCGCGAACGAAAGAGGGACTCTAAGAAGAAAGAAAAGGATAAATCAAAGTTTAGTCAAAAGCACATAAGGTCAAAGTCAGATTGTTAAACGAATAAATATCGTTTAATAATATGAAGTTCAACGTCAATATAGAAGATTCTGATGATGAAAACTATGAAAATTTGGGTCTTCGTGATTTTCTTGCAATAGACAAGGCGAAAGATGGTATTTCAGCTGAAATAATTAACAACATACACTATCTTTTGGAAGGAATTGCCACGAAAAACAATTTAGACTATACTATTTTGAGAATTGGTGATGTTGAAAAATTTAAAAAGGGGAAACGAGACATTATAGGACTTGTGGATGAAGTTTTCCCAGATGGTACAGGTCATTGGGGATCATTTTATTATTCGCTAAAAGATGATAAAATTATTGTTTATGATCCGGCTGGTCCGAAAAATAAAAGTTTCAAGAAAGATTTAATGAAATATGTAAAAAATGTGAAAATTGTTGGATGTAATTGTAAAAATGACCGAGCCGAAAAGATAAGACCCGGCAATATAATTCGCCAACCGGCAGCTGGAAACTATAAAGGAATAGATACTTCTTACGAATCACAACATCAGTTTTGCTTTGCAGAATCACTGCTGTTCCTTGAAGAGTACCTCAAACAAAAAAGGGCGAGTAGTTGTAAAACAACAAGATCATCACTGATTACCATAAAAAGATACATATTAGAACTTGCTAAAAGACTCAAATATAAAGTTCCCAAAGAATTCAAGTACATTTGGGATGTCGAAAAAGAAAAACCAGTACCTATATTATGAACACTATACCATTGACATTTGCCTTTATAGCAGCCTTTTTGAATGCGAAAAATGAAAACGGCCCCGTGGCCAAGGCATGGAGACTCGGTCGAAATCAATTTGTCAGAAGTCGCAGCGGTTCGGCACTCAAAGCTCTCCATAAAGCCGCAGAACGTCCACCACAGCCGGATGCCTCTCTACGTCCTCCACAGTGAACTGTACAATGGACATGTGAGTTCGATCTTCATGACTGGCGCGGTTGATGCGCTCCACGATGTCCGATAGTCCATTGACCTCATAACCACGGTCGTGCTGATTGGGGTCGCCGGTCACCACCATCTTGGTTCCCTTGCCGATGCGCGTCAAAATCATCTTCATCTGGTTGGGCGTGGCGTTCTGCATTTCATCGGCAATCACCCAACTCTTTTCGAATGTCCGACCTCGCATGAACGCCAAGGGACATATCTCAATCTTCTTTTGCTGGCAGAGACGAATGACCTGCTGGGCGCCCCAACGATCGTAGAACACGTCGAACACGGGCTGAACCCAGGGCTCCATCTTCTCTTCGAGCGAACCGGGAAGGAACCCATGCTGCTCCTCCACGCTGACCGCTGGACGGGTGATGATGATCTTCTCGACCTTCTTTTCTTCGATGGCCCTGACGGCATGTTCACAGGCTATCATGGTCTTCCCCGTCCCACTTGGACCGGTGGCAAAAATGATAGGTTTCTTTTTGTCCTGGAGCAGTTTGTCATACCGAACCTGTGCCGGATTCTTAGGCTCGATGCGTGCACTCCCCTCCCCAGTGAAATAACAAGACGATGCCACAAGTCTCATTAACATTTTGTTAGATTATAATAAGATGAACTTTTGTCCAACACCTAGAACCTATGGAGGGGTTTTTCAACGTCCAACGATCATCGTGACAAAGAATATGACAAATAACATTTACATGAGCATGGTTCCAAAAGGTGTTGATGTGCGCCTCATCTTCTACCGCAAAGGTAAAGCACATACGAAGTTAATTAAAGTGGAGTACGCAATGGATCCGGAGATAGATTCGGAATAAAATGTTCGTGGGTAATAGTATGTTCGACGATAAGGGGCTGGTGATCGTATCGAAAGATGGGTGTAAATATTGCGAC